GAACTTGTTAATGGCTGATCATAAATTGCTACTTCATCAAAAAATACTTGTGCTGGAGTAGAGGATTCTGATTGCCAAAAGCCTCTAGTTCCCTGTTCACTGACAGTTTGGGTTGGTGAGGTAAGTGGGCCTGCATATACAATATTAGGATCTGCTGTATGAAATAAATCAATATTGTCTGCACGATTTGTGTCACTCATTCTGGTGTAATCCATTGTGTATTTAACGGTATTTTGTAAATATGAATTAACCCAGAATTGTACAGTTTGATCAGTTGGATGAAAACCACTAGGCGTATCAGAAGTTGCTGGAGTTACATTTATAACAATATGATTCCAATCATTTACTAAAAGTTTTGGTGTATTTTCAAGTTTAATTCTTTCATATGCTGGTCCAGGAACATTAGGTGAATCTGACCATCCTGGTAGGGTTGCGTTAATCTCATATCCCATAATTCCATCTTTAAATCTTATATCAATATTTCCGACTCTAAATCCTACACCAGCATCAAATGAATTTGTTGTAAACCAATATTCAACCGCAAACGATCTACTTCTCACAAGATCTATAATTGGGTTTCCATTTAGTGGTGGAGCATATGGGTTATAAGTTTTAGGCACATAATTTTGACCTGATTGAGGATATACCTCTACTCTGTTTGGTGCATTAAAATAATTACCAGTAAACTTCCAAGACTTTCCATTATCAATTTGTGCTAAGTCTCCTGGAGATGTTTGGTTTTTTGTTACAGTTGATCCAACAGTATATGAACTTATATTCCATGATCCATAATTTTGCATTGTGTTTTCTCTAAAATTATAATAAAATACTGGATCTAAAGATTTAACTAAATTGTAGTAATTTGCTTGCACAGCAGCATTTCCACCAGGCATTGTGGCTGATGCTGTCATTGGCTGTCTAGCAATGAATGGCTCAACAAAAATTCCAGATGCTGTAAATTCGGGAGCAGAAAAATCTACATCCGAGCCAGTTGAAACAATAACATTATTAACTAATTCTACAGATGCTTCAAGTATTTCTGTTACTGTAAAATTATTATTTTTAAGTATAAAAACAGAAACATTTGATGGAGAAAGTGCTGATGCAATAAATGATGTAGTTACATATGTGCTATCTCCAATGGTTGTAATAATTGTTGGATGCATTATTAATGCCGTTGCTGTTGCTGGTGTTGTTGAAAAAATATCGTCAATCTTTAGTGTTGGTTCTATAAATTCTCCAGATGCTGTCATTGGAGAAGCAGAATAATTTACTGTTGCTGGAGCAGTAGAACCAACTGCCCATATTTCAGCAATTTGTGTAGTTCCAATAACTGATGTTGATGCATAATAAAAATTTGAAATATTAATTTCGCATGTATCTACTGCAGCATTATCTCCAAAACCAAGGACTGTGCTAGTTGCAGTCTGCATATTGGTTCTAGTATCTACTAATTGATTATTTACATAAAGATTTAAATTTGTTCCATTTTTTGTTACAGCAAAATAATACCAATTTGTAGTATTTACAACTGTATTTGTTACAGTTGTTGTTCCTGCTGCAGTTAAACCAACTCTATTTGGTAATGGAGTTGCTCCACCAGAAATATTAATACTAAATCCTGTTGTTGTATTTGGTTGAAGAGCAAGAAGTACAATTGCATTATCATATTCACTTGTTTGTCTTAATTGGGTTACTTTTGCCCAAAAACCAATAGAATAATCTCCATCACTAGAAAGTGTAAGAATTGCTCCACCATTATTTCTTAAACGAGAAAAATTAGATGAATTACTTAAAAATTTCCAAGAACCGCTTCCACCAGGTGGACCAACTGTAGGTTCATAAACAGCACTTCTTCCAAGCATTTGCCAATATTGAGATATATTTTCTTGTATTGTTCCAGTTTGGGTTGGTGGTATTGCAAAGGCTTGATCAAACTCAATACCGTTTTCAATTGCGTAACTATTTATTTTATTGTGAAGTAATGATGCCATAAAAAAAGACTACGCCTGTTACAGCGTAGCCATTCCTCCAATCAATGTTAATTCTGGATTAATCCCAGACAGACTGTGGCCATTGATAGATGGAGTGGATAGAGAGAAGCAGGTCCAGGTTGAGCGGAGAGAGTGGCCATGGATAGCCTTAAGTTCTACCTTGACGGTAGGCTCAACCATATTTGCGGTTAATCCCAAAGTTAAAGGACCTGCTTCTACTCTAATGTTCATTATGCTACTGTGATCCTTACGATACCTGTAGCATCCCAAGTGATGGTAAAGTTACCATTGCTTGAGGATTGATCTGAACCAAAATCAACATATCCAATCAATGGACGAGTTGCATTGGTTGCAGGTGAAGCATCATAAACTACTGCATAACGAGCAGTAATTGTTGAAGATGACCAAGTTACATCATCAGCATCAAGAACGATTACATTTGTTGCTGAGTTGTATGTGTTGGTCTTATTTGCGAGAGTAATACCACCCTGAGTATAGCCTGTTCCAGTTACTTCATTTGCAACAACATCATCAAAATAGTTGTGTGCATCCTGATCTGGAGTATAGGCATTGCTTAGAAGTGCTACTTTGATTGTATCTGTATCCCAATCAATCTCTTTGTTAAGAGCCTGTGAAAGGAATTGTCCGTATAGTTTACTTGGCATTATTTATTCCTCCCTTACGCTGTCTTCTCTACGATTGCGAATGCGTCTGCATCTGCAACTGCGAATCCACGACGGATGCGAGTCTTCAATACTACACCATCACGAGCGAATTCTGCATCACGAGAAACTACTGATTCTACGCCACCACGAACACCATTGATGAGCATCTGACGGTTACCGACGATGAGCAATGGGTTACCTGCTGGTGAATCTGTTGCTGCTGCGGAAACTGCTGCACCGTAGGAAATTACCAATGGATAGCCGAATAGGCTTCCTGGAGTTCCTGCTAGTGGATCTGGCAGAACGAGATCAGAGTTGCCCTTGACCATTCCACGGATTTCCTTAAGCATCTTTGGATGTGCCATCCATACAGTATTTGCGGAATCAAACTTTGAAGAATCTTCAACGATACCAAGGGCATTGTTAAGATCATCATAAGACATTGCTCCACCTGTCTGGATTAGATTTGTTGGGTTTTGTGCTGCACCAATCAAGCGATATAGGGATGTATATGGTTGTCCATCATCGCCATCTTGTGCTGCTGAAACTCCAAGGCAAGCATTATCAAACTTGCGAGCCCAGCGAGATGCCCATTCACGCTTGTAAACAGCGAGTGTGTCTACTAGTGAATCGTTTACATCTTCTTCTGAGATGTGCATCAATTGTGCATACTTTCTTGCTGTCAATACGATTTCGTCAAGAGTTGGGTTTGATGCAGGAATCTCTGCGCCTTCTGCAACCACTACTGGTGCATCGCCAACAAAACGAGGTACTGACTTTGTGCGGGAAGCCATTGCTTCACGACGGGCATAACGCTCAATCGCAGAATTAGCAATAAGGTCTTGAATTACTGCGGACCCTTGCTCTTCTAGGATATAGCCGTTAGCCTCTGTTAAATCAACACGACTAATTGTCATTTTATCCTCCTATGGATATTTAAATTATTAAATTATATGTTTGAATCGTCTAATTCAGACTAATTATAGGGCAAGCGTCCACCAGCACTATATGAGTCTATTATATCATTTAATTACAACTTGCCAAGTATCTTAGCAGCCTGTAATTGTGTTGCGGTATATTGAGTAGTAACACTAGCCTTTACACCAGCATCAGACTGACCGCCAACACGAAGTTTAGGATCAAAAATCTCAGGGAGATCTTCCTTAAGTTTGCTGAACTGATCATCAAACCCTACAACCTCTAGATTTTCGTCAAACTCAAGTTTATTCATATCCATAAACCTAAGTAATCTCTTGGGATCCTTAACTCCTTCAGCAGAAATCTTTTGTAAAACCTTCTCATGGAGAAGTCTTCCACTAAATTCTGCTATCTTTTGACTGGTGCTATTTAGATCAATTTCAAGTTGTTCTTTTTGTTCCCTGAATTTTTTAGCATCAGATTTTGCACGATCCAGGGCAGCGAGAACTGCCTTTGGATCATTCAAAGTTGCTTCTTCATTAGTTACTTGTTCTTCTGTATTATTCGTTTCCAATTTGGCCTCCAGTGGCTTCCATCATTACATTGTTGGTATTTGTGTTTTGTGATAAATTGGTTAATGATTGTTCTGTTGCAGCAATTGCAGAGGCAACTTCCAAATCATAACCCATTTCAATAAGAACTTGCTCAAGAGATACACCAACTACTCTCTTCTTGACTGCAACTTCCCAAGCATCCAAACTATCAATAGATTCAATGTCCTTCCATCTAACTTGAACATTTGGTTCAGCAGAGTTATCAACTCTTAGAATAAATCTAAACATATCAGCCCAGGTGGAACCAAATGTAATTTGGCGATCCTTTACCTTAGCAATAAGTGGTGCTTCAGCAGTTCTGAGTGATTCGCCAGAAGGGATGCTTCCAGTTTTCTCAAAATAATGAAGCGGAGTATTTGTAATAGAAGCCATAGAACGAACAAAGTCCTTAACTGGCTCTGTAAATACTTTATAATCTGCTGGAGAAAATTCTCCAACCTTATCAATGCCCTTGAGATACCAAAGTTCTCCAGGTCCATTCTTAAGACGACCAATATTTTCTGTTTCTGTTCCCTCTTCATCAAAATCTTCAAACTCTGATGAATTTCCTGCACCAGATAAAGCATAACGCTGTGGTGCACCTTGATAATCAACAGTTGTCATATGAGTAACTATTAATTTATTAATTGCATCTTGTGGACCGTATGCATCAACATGCTCTGGTCTTCCATATTGCTTAGATGTGCGGAAATGGAATACGGGTATTTCATTCCATGGGTTTTCTACAACTGCAACTGGCAAAAAGCCATTAGCAGACACAACATTTATTACTTCTCCAGGCATTATGTATTTTTCAATGCGATCTGGATAATACATGTTCAAATGTGCTGTTTTCTTGGTATGGTCTAGCGGATCCTCTGACTGCCACAATTTTGCAGCAAATCTTTTTGTACGAGGGTTTTCATCATCATAAATCATTACAGTTGTTAGTGGTGAATTGTAATCGACGGTAACATTTCCATTAACATCTGTCCAGACAATTGCATAGCAATCGCCATAGGTAAGTGCACGACGGTGAATCTCATCTGCATCAATCTGCAAATCATTCATTTGCCAAATATCGCTAATTTTCTTATTAGCCTCTTCAGTATTTGCTGTAATATTTGCAATTTCTAGACGGTTAAGGACTGAATCTACTACCGTTCTTGCAAAATTAAATCTAAAATCGCTTGGTGATCCTCCAAGTAGTTTGTACCAGCGATTATTTGGGAAAACTTCAGAATTGGTTCCCTCATAATATGCTTCTGCTGTTAGATAGGAATTTCTTCTATCTATAATTGTATCTATAGCCTTTTTAATGTCAGACATGTTGTCTCCTTAAATAATTTATTTGTTTTGTTTCTAGTTTTACTGCTTTATTATCTAAAAAGTACAAAACGCCAGAAACAACAGCATCAAGTACATCCTCATGTGATACTTTTGGAAAAGCCCACATTTGTTCTTCCAATGTTGGAAAATGTGCAGTGTGTCGCACTTTTCCTTGTTGATAAAAGTTCAAAGCCTTACCAGCACGAATCTGCTTAGATAAACTTTGATTCTTTGATCTATATTTTGCTGGTACCGATTTAAAAACATCTTTCCATAAATCGCCACCCTGGTTT